ATGCTAGCTAAATCCCGACATGTCGCCAGCGGCGTTAATCGAACGGTTTAACCCTAAAGCCGATTCACATCCGATACGAATTGGTAAAGCCGCTCTTGAGCGCGGCATTCTAATGATGGTGAATCATGTATCAGGCGGATATGGCGGCGGAGTAGGCATTACCAAATTAATGTCACCATTCCTGATCCTAACCACGGCTCGCAGGGACTCGACATAGTCCCACCAGTCCTGCGGGAATGGTTTATTAGCTTTGCAGCAGCGGATAAGAACCCCGTCAGAAGTTATCAGTGCAGACCGCGCCCGCTGCTGCACAGCTACCCATGCCTGAGGCACGTAATTTACAAAATTCTGAATCAATTCTTCTTCGGTGAGTTGGTGATCAAACACATACTCACCCGGACGAACTTCATCTGGGTCAAAAACCACACGAACGTAATTGCCGGTGTCATCATAGATATAGAAAAATTCCATATTCACTACCTCACTAGAATGTATATCCTGTGGCACCTACAGTAAAGTTAGGTGCTCCTGATGTGCTTGCAGTCAAATAGTAGCTTTGCTGAGCTCCGATAATAGGAATGTTAAAGGATGATGTAATTTGAGTCCCACTATTGTTTATGTTTTGAGCGCCGAAGCCTCCGGAACTAGCAGCAATAATAAGCCCGATAGTTCCTGTCAGCGTGCTGACCGCTGTGAAAGACCCAAAGTAGCTCATGGCATTAAGAGGAACGGCGGCAGCCAATGTGAAGAGCGTAAACGTGCCTGCGGGAGTCGATGTATTCAGTACTGAAATAATCGAGAAGGAAACAGTTCTATCTACTTGAGCTCCTGCTCTTAAAAGCCCCCCCGCTGTCGTGCCCCAAGAACTCACAAGCGCAGAAGCGGTATACCCGGCGGGCATATTCGCGCCGCTGTAAACCGGTCCGTTGCTCGTCGCCTGAGAGCATGCCAGCAACGCAGACGTTTCTGATACTGGGTTGTATATCGCGTAAATCGAGACATAGCCTGACGTTGGTGCAGCCCCGGCGTCCATCCCTCCAGCGCCAGTGGTGGCAAGGTTTATGGTTTTGCTAAATGAAGGCAAGAGGTACACGAAGCCGCCAATCGCTGTCTTAACTACCACCTCACTGGCCGTAAATGTAGCGGTAGCTGAGGCCGCTGGTACGGTCATTTTACCGTTTCGGATAGTGCCGACAATTGGCGCCGCGTCTTGAATCAAGCCTCGAATTATCTGGCGCAATGAATCATAGAGCTGTGAACTACCTACAGAATCTACTGCTCCATTTGCAGTGACCCCGGCATCCGATAGAAGCGACTGGAAAAAACCTTCTTTATCGTTTGCCCAATCTTGTTCAAGGTATGAGCCATCCTTTGCGGTAGGCGTAGTCCTATTTTTGAATGAGCCCTGCGGATAGCCGGCGCTTGGGTTGTTGAAACGACCTGGGTACCGTTCGTTAAGCTTGAGCGACATATTACTCCCCTATATAGCCTGCAAATTCTGCGCTTTCATCACCGAATTCAGCATCAATATCGCCAAACTCGACCATTTCGAATCCCTCAAGGAACCCGTTAAATCTGACTGCCTGAGGCTTCGGCACAAGCCCTGCGTTCAAAAGTGCGAACCGTTCTAGGCTGGAAATCTGTCCGTAAAACTCGATGCTGAAGGACATGTCCTCGCCATCCGTCACACGCAAAACCTCCGCGTGCGGGAGCATGAAATTCATGCCGTCGAGGATGTTCTCTATCGTGGCGTCTCCGTTGTTCTTGATGATCTTGGCCTTGATGACCAGTCGGTAAAGCTCGTCTGAAAGCTGTCCGTCTTGGTCGATCGTCAGGGCGCTGAACATCGCTTCGTCGTCACCGAACTCCGATCCGTCGGTTAGATCAAACATGCCTGGGTTCATTGGCGTCGAGCCCACAAAACTGCGCGGCGCCACAACGATTCGACCTATCACGTTGAGTTGTTCGCCTTCAGCGGTATCGATGTCATAGCTCTTGCGAACGGCCTGGGCTGCCGCCTCAATGCTTCCGCCCAGTTTCCTGGCTATCCCATACCAGTCCACCGCCTTCGGCTTTTCGCGGTACTGCGCGTAGATGCGGTCTGGGATGTTCATCACGTAATCACCACTGTGATGTTGCTCTCTGTCCATCGCGACATCTGGTTGTAGGCGATGGCTGCGTTAGATGACGCACCATTGAGCTGGAGGAGCGTCACGTAGCTGTTTCCATACGCTCCAATCACCTGGTTGATTGGGGTGAACATAGTGCTGTACGGAACGCTCTCGCCGATGTCGAAGCCGCTGATCTTGAAGCCCACGTCCGCCGGGATCAGGTCGCCGGCGGCGTACTCCATCACAGCCTCCTTGATAAGCTGGTCTGCGTTCGGCGGCAGGGTTCCGTCGTTCGCCACGTTGATTACCACGAGCATGTCGACGTAGATCGGTCGGCTGGCACGGATCAGCTTCGTGTTGTTGGGATATTTTGGTGAGGTCACCAGAACCTCGAACGGCGTCCCGGCCTGATACAGGCGCGCCCCTGGGTTCTTTTTCAGGTAGATCGCCATGGCGATATCGTCGTCGGTGCCGCCGTCGATGATTGGCGCAATGGAGTGCGCGGGAAGGCCGTGCGGGTTGTCAGCCGATACCGCAGCGCTCCCAGTGTCGTTCTCGTAAACCTTGACCCTGCGAACCCCGGAGACACTGAACAGCTCGCCAATCATCGAGTCAAGCTGGTTGTTCCCTGGGCGCCCTACCGCTGTTGCGCGCGTCACGCGCAGTTGTTCGTCGCGCTGGGCGTCGGCGCCAGGCGTTGCCGGTGCGGGGTTGTTTACGGATGCCAGGCCTGCCACCACGTCCACTATGCGGGTGATTGTGCCCGTGTCAGCCTGGGTTGTCCCGACAACAGTACACGTCGCATTGACTGTGACAGTCCCAGAGCCGTCGGCTGTAACGGTCTGGTCCGTGGTCCAGCGACTGCCGGTGGTGATGGACTCGAAACGGTTGCCCTTCAGAATTACGGTGCCTGGCGTTGCGGTCAAGACCAGTTCGACACTCGACGGCGAACCGTTGGAGCGAATTGTTCCTGTGAGCGAGCAAACGATATCGAGATCAAGCCCTTTCGCCTTGTTCGGGTCCTTGGAGTTGTATGCCTGCTGCAGCGTCTCATCCAGGACATAAAATATCTCGGCGTCATGCGCCATCTTCAGGCCGTCGGGCGTGGAGGGGTCAAGGTTCCATAGCGGATCAATCTCCACGTAGAACTGGCGTTCCTGGGCGAACCAGTCGTTCTGTGTCTGGAGCACGTAGCCGGTCGAAGTCAGGCTAGCCATTCAGTGTTACCTCGTCCGTGCCGAACTCTGTGAGTATTCCAGCGGTCACGCTGTAGCGGCGGTTGGTGATATCGAAGTCGGCGGAGAAGCTGGTCAGCCGGATGACGCCAGGGGTATTGGCAATGCGCGCCCTGAGCGCCGCCTCGGCTGCCGACAGGCTGGTGAACTTGCCGAGGATCTGCTCGTACCACGGCGTGCCGTCGGTTATGTCGCGGAAATACTCGCCCAGGAACAGGCGAAGCCGAGTCAGGACCGTTTGTGCGATCTCTTGCTTGCCGCTGATGAACTGCTGCCCCCGGGTCACGATGTCGCCGTTTTCGTCCAGTCTGCGAACAGTCATGTCACTGGCGCTCCGCTATTGCCCGATCCGGGCGTTACACCGCTGTGGATATGCAGGTTCAGGTTGACGCCGGCGGCTGTGATGATGTTTCCATCGGGCGTGATGGTCAGGCCATTGATCAGAAACGACCCGTCCGCCAGCAGCTGAAACATGCCGGCGCCGTTATCCATGAGGATTACTCCGTCTGGCTGCACATTGATTTTTGCGGCGCCGTTATCCACCGATATGCTGTTGTCGTTCTTCAGCCATACGAACTGGCCGCCGGCGCGATTGCGGATGCGCACGCCGTTGTTTTGGAAGGCCGGCAGCGCGTTTGGGCGTGACCTGAACCCTGGCAGGAACATGGCGTCCTGCATGTTATGGAAGCGGCCGATGGGGTTGGCGGCCACTCCACCGCTCTGTATCCAGCCATCAATGCAACGCTGGGAGAACAGGATGTCACCCTCGCACAGCGGGTCGACCTGATACTCGACGCAGTAATCGCCTCCGGGAAAGTAGACCGGCACCTCGATAATCGGCGGTATCGTGAATTCGGC